TTTTGATTGGCCACTATTAAACTTTCAACTATTTCTTTTTTGCTTTGATTAGTAGTTACAAATGGTTCAATAGTGCAATAACTTGAACATTCTTTTTGTAGCATTTCAAATATCACGTCTCCAATAGAGTTAACCTCAACTAATGCAGTTTGGACATTATTTGTCCTAAGTCCATTTGCGATATTCTTTACTATTGTGGACCAATCACTATGCCTCCAGCGTTCAATATAAAACTGTTCGCCTTTTTCGTTGAATATAGATAGCACAGAATAATCATCTGCTCTACCTAAGTCAATTCCTGCAAATGCTTTGCCATAAGATTTATTATCCGTTAGTTGTCGATTATTGAATAACATTGCAGAACCATCAATAAACTCCGCTAAGTATTCTTGCCTAAATATCATTTCAGGTAGTGTTAACTTTGCATCATCTATTTCGGATGGGTTAATCATTGGATTATCGTAACTTGTCATTGTGAATGATTTGTACTGCTCATTAGTGCCATCCAATTGGTGCATTTTGTAAAAGTGATTTTTACCTTTTGGAGTTGAAATTAAAAGCACCTTTTTACCTTTTACGAGTACAGTTGCTCTTAAAACTTCCGTCCATGCTTTTTCATCCATAAAAGCAAACTCATCACATACCAGGTAATCAAATGTGAAACCACGAATGTTATCGTATCGCTCCGCTGAAAAGAATTGAATTGTTGAGCCTGTAATATACTCTATAATTAATTCTGACTGGTTAACTTTTCGGTATATCTCCATTCGCTTAGCAAATGCCTTAAACGTTTCTTCAAATACTTTTTTGGATTGTTTATAAACAGGACTTACCCATGCTATCTTACAGCCTTTATTATTTAGGGCCCAAAATAACATTTGATTCAATGCCAATAAAGTTTTCCCGAACTGCCTACCTATATTGATAACATAGTATTTTTCAGTTCCGTTGTTTATTGCATTATGAATTTTCTTCTGGTTCTTGTGTGGTGTGTATAGTACTGCTTTCGCCAAAGTCCGCTGTAAATTTCATGTTGCCTGTTACCTTTACTTCTTGTTGCTCAATATAACCTCGTTTCTTGCCTTTGCACTTTAAATAAAACATAGTGCTAAGTGGGTTGCCTTTTGCTATCTGTTTATGCAAATGACTTTCTGCAAAGTCCAAAGCTACGTTCTCAATATCCTTTACTGCCTTTTTATAGTCCTTATCTTTTGAGTACCACTCATAATGAGTAGACCTTGCTATGCCAACTTGCTTACATGCTGATGTTATTACACCTAAACTCTTTTCAAGTGCCTCTAACATAGCCTTTTTTAATATGTCCGAATTTGTTGTCATTATTATTTTTTAAACCATTGATTATAAATTTCAGTTGCTATCTGTGCAGTCATTACTGGAGGTACTGACATACCTATTAAATACTTTGGTTCAATTTTTTTAAAGTTGTAATCAAGTGGATAGCTACCTATTTGTTGAATATCTTGATTTGATATTTCTTTAAATTCATCAAAATAAATATATTGGTTTCCGCTTACAATTGTCGGAGCATAATCATTTTTTTTAATCAAAACTCTTCCAAAGCTTTTTTGTTTTTTTTCTGTTCTTAAACAAATATCTCCAAAATTTTTATCTGTTTCTATTCTTTGTAACCAATCTGAATATAACTTTCCGTCTTTTGATAAATTTAATCCTTTTGAGCTATCTATGAATTCACCTAATTTTATTGACTCTTCATTAAACTTTAATTCTAATTTAGGAAAGTTTAAATCATTCCTTTGACAAATAAAAAATACACGTTCACGTTTTTGAGGCACGCCCATACTTGCAGCATTTAATAAAAACAATTGAACTTTATATCCTGCAGCTTCAAATTCTTTTTTAATCCTGTGAACGTATGCCTTTGCATTACCTTGAATTAATCCTTTTACATTTTCAGCAATAACAACTTTTGGCTGTAACTTTTTTGCAAGTGCTATGTAATCAAAAAATAAATCGTCTAATCTTTGTTCGGCTTGACCCTCTCTAAATACTTTTGTTTTGCCCCAATCTTTTTCTCTATTGCCAGCCATACTAAATGAAGAGCAAGGAGGAGAGCCATCTAAAATATCTAAATTATATAAGTCTTCAGGAAAATCAGTACGCTTTGCAAACTCTCTAATATCTTCAATAAATAAATATTTAGGGTTGTGATTAGTTTTATAAACATCTGCAACTTCAGGATCTATTTCAACACCTCCCAAATGTTCAAACCCTGCTAACTTATAACCCATAGTCGAACCGCCCCCACAAATAAAAGTACCGAACACTTTTAACCCGTGGCTTTTAGGATAGCCATCTTTTAAATACCACTTATAATTAAATCTATGTTTACTCATTGCCTAATAATTTCCATATAGCTTGCTCTGGAGTTGATGCAATTTTACTTAATTGGTCCTTAACTAAATTATACTCTTCTTCAGTATATTTTAACTTAATAATCATTTCAGTATCTAAACTATCAATATCAATTTCTTCATTTTTATTTGAATAATCTATATTTTCAAAATTAGGTATTGTTAGCCCCCACTCTTCTAAACTTTCTGTGTCCCATTCATTAGCTAATATATCCCAATCCCATTCACCAAATCCTACATTATCTTTAATTATAAATTCTTTTTGTTGCTCTTCGGTTAAATCTTTTGCTTTTACGATTGTTACTTCTTTTAACCCAGCTTCAATACAAGCCTTGTGTCTCATGTTACCTCCAAGTATAACCATTTCATCATTTACGACTATTGGTCTTAACTCAAGCATTTGAGGAAACTCCTTAATCGACTTAACTAATTTATGAAATTTATCATCCTTAATTAATCGAGGATTGTTTGGATTGCTTTTTATTGCGTTTATTTTAACCTTTTGTATATTCATCTATATATCTATCTAAGTACCACTTTGCTTTTAATAAGTCCTCTTTAAGTTTAGTTTTATCTTTCTTACCTGCTCTGCTTATATACTTTACTACATTGCCTAAATGAAAGTTTAAATCCCATGCTTCAATTACTTTTATAGCTTCGTAGGTATTTTGTTTACCTCCGTAGTGTTCAGGGTTATTTACTGATTCCATCTTTGATTGTTGCTAGTAAAAATTCAAGTAATTGTCTTCTACATTCTGAGCAACCTAAGTTAAAAGGTTTGTTACCTAACTTAATTGCTATTTCGTTTAATTCAGTCCAGTTAAATGTTGGTGAGTAATTTTTCCCCATTGATTCCCAATTTAACAAAGATTGTTTTATTTCTTCGGTCATAGATACCTATCGTTTAATCGTTCAAAGAGAGAAGCTATTAATGCAAAGGTAAAAGGAATAGTCAATAAATCAAAATAGTTAGTAAAGTTAATTATTTGATAAATTAAGAAACTCCAATAAGTTAAGCAAAGAGGACACGTAAATGGTTTACGATGTAACCAAATAGGTTTTGGGATAAACTTTGCTATTATGTATGTAGTTGCGAGTAATTGAAACATTAGTAGCCTTGACTTAATAAACAAACAGTTTCTGCATGAGGTAAATGTCCAGGATTGCCAAAGTAAGCAAAGAAAGTTGAATGAGGATGTAAAGGTTTTATTTTTTCTTTTGCTAATAAAATACTCATTACTGATTGATCGTGTCGATGTCCTTTTACTCTATTATCATGACTTACTTGATTAGATTCATTTGTCCAGTCTCCTTCATAACATCCTTTTATACTTGTAGCTTTTAAGTATTCTTTAAATAGTTTGTTTGATTTTTCGTTCTTAAAATTAAATCCCATTAAACAAGCCATTATCATTTGATGTTTGAATGATTGATCTCTACCCATTGAATAATTATTTAAGCAATCATCTGATGTGTAGTCTCCAATTGTGTAACCTAAATTATCAAAAAAAATAAATCCGTTTATGTTTATGTATTCGATAAATTTATCTATTGATTTAATGCAATAAACAGGACTATCCATCCAAATTACGATTTCAAATCCTTTTTTCTTTATTTCATTAATTGCATAAGGTTTGAATGCGTATGGTATTTCTGTATGTTCAGGTGAATTTATTTCTAAAAAGTTTCTAAACTGAAAATAGTTTTCCATTGGAAAGTTAATTGCCTGTAAAGATTCTGCTTGTCTTTTACCTGCTAACTTGTATTTTTCTTTTTCATCAAAGAATGTAACTATTGCTACTTTAGTATAATTTTTCATAGTTTTGATATCTGTAATGGTAAACAGGTTCTTTTATTTCTACTTCTGTTTTAATTAACCCTAATCTTTTGAGTTCCATGCAATACGCATAATCCTCAAAATTACTTTTATCTTCAAATTTAATTAGCCTTGCAATGTCTCTTTTAGTTGGAGTAATGTGATTTGTAGGTCTCAAATATATTTCATAACCTTTTGACCAGTCAGCAGTATATTCTAAATTTTTACTGATGTACCATTCCTTTTTATCTGCACCATTAGTAGTCATTATTCCATTGATGGCTAATGCATCAGGTTTCTGTTCTAAAGCTGTAATTATATTATAAATAGCATTAGGCATTATCATATCATCATCATCAATAAACCAAACATATTCTCCTTGCGCTGCATTTAGTAAATCGTTTCTTTTTTGTCCTGTTGTTTTAGTTCCTTTTGGTGCATTATCTGAAATAACCTCGACTAATCCAAAAGCATTAGCTAAGTCTAATTGCTTGTTTATTTCAGAATGTAACTCTAAAAATAAGTTAGCACGTTGAGGTACAGTAGGAATAAGGATTGAAAGTATCATTTAGCGTAAATTATATTTTCTAAATTTTGTCCTATCACTTTAAAGTTATATTTACTCATTTCTTCATTAATTGCGTTTAAGTGCGTTCCATTATGTTCAATACATAAACACTTGCATTCTAATTCATTTAAGTCTAATTGCTTTAATACTTGAACATCTAAGCCTTCAACATCTATGTTTATAAAATCATATTTAGTATTTAAAGTGTTAAAATCTTTAAAGGTTAATGCCTGTACTTCAATTGTTTTATATTCAGTTGTTGATTCCCATTTCTGTTTATCTTTTAATGACAAAGTAGAAAGTAAATCAGTATCACCGTTACCTAAATGTTCACCACTTACATAAAAAGTCATTAATTCTGACTTATCTGCAATAGCTATATTGTGAACCTTAGT